GTCAAGGGTGCTGTGACAGTTATTCAACTGTCCCTGTTTCGGTAGTAAGTGCTCTCACACTTGTAGTAAATTCGTAATTGGATGAACTTTGGATCTTTGTATTCGGTTTGTTTCGGTTTACAGTATTGTCTGTTTGGATTGCGATGGATTAAGATGTGATCGTATTTGGATGGACTCATAAATTACCTGAAGGCAATTTATATAGCATCAATCATCGTAAATTAAACACTCTGGTTCAGAAGGGAACTGATCGCAAAATAGTTCAAGATAACTTGGATCGTGATGATCTCCTGCTTCTATTTCCTTCTTATGATTTTCAGCATATTCTTCTAAATCATGCAACTCACCTTCAATATGACGACGCATTTGAGGGGATACTGTAGGATCGTGAAGGATCTCTTTATCCTTCTCGATATGTTGTTCTATGCTATCCATTAGCATTTTTGTAATGTGATGTACCTATTTATTGTAATCAATCGTTCATAGGATTGCAAGTCCGCCAATGTTTACCAACTCCCTTAAGTCTTGAAACCAACTCATCAGCGAACGCTTCCATCTTATCGGGGTGAATTTGCTGGATTCCTGCATCTTTTACAGCATTTTCAATACTATCAACCTCTTTTTGGTCAAGTTTTTTACCGTTTGATGGAAGTGTCATAGGGTTTCTACCTGTGTTGATGTATTTTAGCGTTTCCGCACAAAACTAATTAGATACTTAATCTTTTCTTTGGAATTGATTTACAGGACTTAATGGTTCAATAGAATCCATCTCTTTCCAAATACGTTGAAATTCAGATGAATCCCATGTCCCATACGCTTCTGGACTGTACCAGAAGTCTTCCCAATCTCTAGGTGAGTTTGTAACATCTTCAATGTTCTTCTGCATCCAGTCCCTCCTTTACTGCTGCTTCTACGATAGTCTGAATCTCCTTTGATGTCATCCCATTCAAGAAACTCCATTTAGGATCTTCTTTGTCCCATTCAAGGGTAAATGTACCATCTTCATTTTGATTAACTTTCAGACTATCAGCACTCATCTTTCTTGAATTGTTTACGACATTTTTTCACTTCTTTCATCTCATCTTTAATCATCTGATAAGCATCCTCAGCAGAGATACGTTGAGACAATTCCATAGCACAGATAACTTCAACACGAGTGCCAAAATGTTTCAGTGCCTCTTCAAAACAATTAAGTTCTTCATACATTAGAGTTTGCCACCGACAACACCACTATTTACCACTTTGGTGTATTGTTCAAGTGTACCATCTTGTTCACACTTGAGATGCCATCGTGTCATGGTGACAACACTATCTCTAGTAGCGCCAGTGAGCATTTTTCTACCTTGTTTAGTCATGGTAGTATAAAGACCGAAACGTGTTTTCCAAACATAGAAAACATCATCAATCAATACTGCGCCTTCTGGCACAACTACTTCACTCGTCACTGTCTGAATCATCAGTTACCTCAGGTTTTGGAAGTGTGACACCAGTGTTTGTCAAGTATTCAATGGCACCAATCACTTTGTAAAGTGTTTCTCTAGTACGCTCCAAAGTGACAGCAAGTTCTTCTCTTTGCTTGAGAAGATTTTCAAGGTGTGTTTGTTGTTCAGTCATAATTCTCCTTTTGTTTGTTAAAACCAAATGGTCCTTCTTTGTCCTCTAAAGCAAGTTTAAGTGCGACACCACCAACTGCTTCCATCACTTTCAGAATGTCTTCTGTCTTAGCATCTTCACCAAGTTCTTTTGCGATGTACCAATACTTAGGCCAGAAAGTTTCCCCTGCTTTTTGATAATCTTCAAGTGTAAGTAGTTTCATTCTTCTGTATCAGTTGTAGGTCTTTGGTTTGGTCGCTTCAACTCTGGATGTGGAGCGTACAGTGGACCTTCGTAATTTCCAGCAAACTTCGGTCTATTAAGTTTTTCAAGTGCTGCAAGAACTTCTGGAGTTTCTTCCCACTCAAAAGTATCCCCACTTTTAGTAGTATGCTGTCTAGTAGTCATGAATAAAACTCCCTAGCGTTTTTAAGTGTGGTAAGCAAGTGCATGTTACCTCTGAAATATCCTAGCACAACAAACCCGATTGTGGCAAGTACAACGAATACAAAAGATACTACACCTCCCCAAGGTTTTTTATCATCAAGCATCTTTGAGTTTGTCTCGGAGATCCATTATCTTGTTTACTTCATTCACAGCAGCAGACATCCTCACGGAAAGAATATCCATCAGGTCGCCGTGAATGACTTCATTTTCAACATAGTCATCAAAATACTTATCCAACGCCTCTTTCAGGTATCTTTTACGATGCCACTCTGGCGAGTAGGGTTTGTAGTCCATGATGCAAGTTTATTATGAAGGTAGTATAGCACTATCCATTGCGTGGGTCAAGTCCCATGTCCTTAAGATATTGTATCCACCAGTCTGGGTCTTTAATTTGTCTCCAGTTTGGAACTGGTAGATTGTTCTCTACAGTGTAATACTGATAGAGTGCATCATCTATAGTCTGTGCGACTTCCATACTCTTCTTCCTCTTCATCAACGTCATCATATACTCCCTCCAGATATGGTCCTCGTTTTCTATATTTTTCCGCTGAGACATAGGTGCGTTCCTTGTTAGTTTCAGACAACCACAATGCCAACTTCATCACAATCCAAATCGCCGCTAGTGGTGTGAAACAAGCAATTAGGATGACAGGATTCATAAGAACATTCCCTTTTCGTTCATGTATTGAAGTGTTTCCTTTAACCCACCAATATGTCTGAAACCAACATTAACTTGTGGGTATTCTGCCTCTTCACCAAACTCTTCAACAAAACCTCTCTGAGAGAAGTGTTGATTTAATTTATATACATGAATCTGGAAGTTGAGTTTTTCCAAGAGTATTTTAGCACGTTCACACTCTTGGTTGCCGTTAGAATAAATTACTGCATCCATTACTTTTTCTCCTCGTATTCGATAACGATTCTTTTGTAGTCTCTACCAGTATGATCTACACAGGTAATATGAACTAATTTACCACCTAATGCTTCTGCTATTTCATGTAACTTGCTCCAAGGAATTTGCTTTTCAGTCATGGCTCTCCTCTATCCACTTATCTATTTGTTCTTGAGTGGGAACGTTGATTCGGAAAGCAAGACCTTCCTCTTCAAACTCACGATTCATTTTTTCGTAAGTTTCTGGTGTAATCTTTTCAGTCACGCTGCCTCCAATCATCAGGTTTGTCGCGTTGAAACCAGTCAACGATTTCATCAGCACCATCAAATCCCGTTTTATGATTGGATGGGTCAGGATCACCTAGTCCCATCCTATTCATAAAATCATCCATACTACCTTCCTGAATATCAGGATTAGCAGCAACGCGACGTGCTTTTTTCAGCATCTCACGGGCAGAAGTATTTGCTTTAGACAACTTCTCCGCCCAGATCATGTCGTCAAGTTTTACCTCTTCCCCGTTAGCAATACATTTACAAATGAACTCCAACCGAAGTCGGTATTGCGTTGATAACATAAATTTGACACAATCTGTAGATATTTATCCGAACTCCTGATTTCTTCTACCGTCAAGGTATTCAATAATTTCAGAACGCCACTCCATCAACTCATGATAACATTCCTGATTATGAGCACATTCGCGCAGTTGATGGTCTGGTTTCAGTACACTTTCGTAGAAAAGACCAAGAGCATCACGACGTTTTTCGCTTTTTTCGGACATTAGAACTCCTGGGTTTACGTTTCTGAGTTTTGAGTTGATTGTTGATAAAGTCAACTGCCTGTTTGTATGTATTAAGAGTTGTGACTTGACTTCCTTGGTGTATGATAACATACTTTTTGGTGTTGCCAAGGGGAACTGCTGCCCACATACCATCGTTTGTAACATAACCCAATGGATTTTTGGGTTTAGGATCAAGAACTGATGGATGTGGGATAAAGGGTTTAAGAAACTTGCTCAAAATACTGCGGTGACACTAACAACGGTGGCACCAGGGTTCCGTGCCAGTGCTACTTGTTTGGCATCTTCATAGTCAGTTGCGATGACAATTTCATCAAAGACTTTGCCTGCTTTGAAGAGTTGAACTTTGACTTTCATGGTTGGTTCCTTTCGGTATTTGTATTATAGCAGTGCCTCTAAAGCGTTTTGTTGTTTTGGTGACACTTCTTCATCTGGACTACTGGATTCAATTCTTTCAATAAAGATGTTACAGTATTCTTCACTAATTTCAGACCCAGAAAATATACGTTTGTTTAGCAAACACATTTTTGCAGTTGTTCCAGATCCTGCAAATGGATCAATAACTAAATCACCCTCATTTGTCCATGTTTTAATCTGATCTTCTGCCAATCTTTCTGGCATAATTGCTGGATGGTCAAAAGCAATTTTATCCTTTGTAGTATGCCCTCCACCAATTACATATTCAAACACATTCCTCACCTTTGAGTGAGAGTTTCTCTTTGTTACTTTATAATTTTTTTCACCATCTTTTCCACGATACTTTTGATTTGCTTTTAGATTACCATACTTACATTCAACCATAAAAGGATTAAAAGTAGTTGGAGTTCCTTTACTAAAACAAAAAACATATTCCCATGCCTGATGGTATCTTTTACCACTACTGGGCATAGGATTCTTTTTGATATAGATCATTGTATCATGCAATTTGAATCCACATTCCATAAAGAAAAGTGCTTGACGCATAGAAGTTCCACTTTCACTTCCATTAACAGTTTGATCTGCCACGTTCCATACTACAACTCCACCAGGTTTTGTGATGCGATACAATTCTTTTGCAGTAGTTTCAAAATCAAATGAATATCCTTTATAGTCTCTGATATTATCGTATGGTGGTGAAGTAAGTGTCATATCAACACTATTATTATCCAATGATTGCATCCATTCGATACAATCTTGCAGATAGAGAGATATGTTATTTTTATTGTGCTTCAGCATACTCTTTTTTTGCTTTTTCCATATCTACATCATAGTTATTATCGCATTTTACAGAGAAATCTGCAATAGCATCAGACTTATTAAAAACTTTTTTAATGAAAACGCAAGTTTGAAACGCACTAGCATCACCAGGAACACGTTTAATCTTCCAGGTTTCTTTCCAATTTTTCTTAGACTTATCTGGATTCAAATATGCTTTACCATCGTGCCATTCATACTTTATATCTTCATACTTTGGTTGGTCATGACAGAACACACGAACGTTATAGTTTTCACCATCACGATAGTGGACGATGACAATATCCACCATTTTATTAAGTTTGAAGACCTTAAAACTCTCTTCCCTTTTATCAATCAGTGTTTTAATTACACCTTTCCCAATGTCACTACCCTCATCTAAAGGACAGCGACACTGAACAAAACTAATTGTTTGATTATCACCCTTGGTAAATTTTTTGTTTGCCGACTTATCATTTTGTCCATTATGATTACTGTGCCCATCCGCCATGTAAACATCTCCAGGAATGTGTTCACCTCCAGTAGACTTTGCAATAATCTTCTCCCAGGTATCTGGAGTGATTGTGCCCTCTCTTTGTGCATAAAACCATGTCAGTGCTTTTAGTCCTTGGATGTCAAAGTTCATAGTATTAACGACGAACAACACTGATAGCAGGTTCACCCTGCTCAAATACAGTGTCTACGACCGCCTGGACGGACCTGGCGGTGCCTACACCCACTTTATCATAAACAGGCACACAAACCAAGCCAAAGGTCTTGTGACGGTCTCCTAACCGGATCACACGACCGATTGATTGAGAGATACCGATGCAGTCCATGTTACGCATAAAGAGCACTGCTTCCAGACCGTTGACATTGATGCCCTCAGATAGGATAGAGTGGTGGATTACCACGAAACGCTTCTCAGGGTCTTTGCCCCAGGCATTGAGAGTCTTGAAGAACTCATCCCTATCAACCTTGACACCATCAATAAAGGCACCAGTTTTTGACGTGATGTAGAGGCAAGAGTATCCACGCTCACGCAGTTGATGGTAGAAGTCAGACTCTGCCAGCAGTTTGACAATCTGACGTGTTGACCTAGCAGCAATCAGGATTTTGTTCAGAGAATTGCCATCAATCGTATCCAGCAGGTTCTGACAGTCAGACTGTTTGAAGTCACCCTGAGGCAGTTCCGTGATGGAGACCTTAGGTGGGAGGATGTAACCCTCTTCCACAAGTTTGGGCGCAGGTACATTACAAATTACCTGCCCGTAGACTTCACCATCATTCATCCCAGGTTTGAAGATGCTGACACTGTGTTTAGGTGTGGCAGTGAAGAAGTAACAACGCTCAGCATCATTGCTGAAGTGTTCTGTAGCAGGAAAGAAGTTACGCTTTACAGAGTTGTGTGCTTCATCAAAGTAGATGGTATGAGCGTTGATACCAGACTCCTGAACCCTGTGAAGGGAATGATAGGTGGTAAAGATCAGTTGCTTACAGTATGCCTGATCGCTCCACCGTTTGATGTAAGAAGACTTTGTAGTGCTAAAGTGTTCTGTTTCACCACTATGAACGTGGAGAACAGCAGCATCATCAATATGCTCCAAGAACTCAGAACACAACTGTTGTGCCAACAAGATACGAGGAGCAACTACAACAATGATGCCAGCATCATGAACAGCGAAGTGGTCAAGAGCATCCTGAATCATACAGATAGTCTTACCACCACCTGTAGGGATGATGACTTGACCTTTGTTGTACTTCAACATCGCATCACACGCTTGACGCTGATGGGGACGAAGGGTGATGGTCATTGGGTTTGGTGTCTTGCAGATATTATAGCACGCTTCTACCGATGAACC